AAGATGAGTACATCGATGGTATGGCCCCAACCGTGTACGTCTACAGAGCTATGGCCTGCAAGGGTGCGCTCAAGTTGTGGACCAAGGGGCTGAAGATCAACAGGCGTACCAAGCTTAGCGATCTTCTCCGCACGGCCAGCGCATACACCGCTGTTACCTACCCCCGCTCGAAGGCAGGCGCGGAGCAGGCTATCGCCGACCTTGAAGAGTGGATCAACTTACTAATGGCAGACATGGAGGAAGACTAATGGACTACGAAACTAAAGAAACTTTAGGCGTGATACTGTGTGGCGACCCGGTGCGGGGGGTACGACAGTACATAGAGTTGCGCCATCGAGGGCAGATAGACAAGGCCATCGAGCTAGTCAAAGCAGACCGGGACAAAAAGATGCGTCTCTTTTTACCTGTTCAAGAATACACCACCGCGTTTGATGAGGAGGTGTAGATATGGTAAGGAGTCATCAGTGCTGCCCGACATGTGAACAGCCAAACGTGAGGCTGGGTACGTTGGGCAGCTTAGACCACTATCGCTGCCGACAGTGCGGGGATACGTGGTCAGTCCCTGTGCCAACTGGGGGAATGGAGCTTGGACACGACGATCCCGGCCTAGCATGGGGGGCGTATGGTGAAGAAATATAACAAACAAACAGAGAGGAAAAATAGTAAAATCATGTTGAGATTGCTTTTGTCAAAGTCGTTTAGGCAGTTGCTGCGTGATGAGTATTGAGTGCAGCCACATAAGACAGTGGGATAAACTGTTTAGCTTGAGAGCGTACACTATATCTGCAAATGGAGAGAGAAAATGGAAAGAGTTTGTAGTAGAAATACATATAGGACTTGTTGGTGTAATAACTGTGTCCTTCCTTCGTGGAAATCGACGCGAGAAAGGGAGGTACAATGCTTCGTTGGATAAGAGCGTTACGTCTAATCCAAACACAAGACGAAAGGATGCAGGCACAGACAGTTCTAGTGCTGAGTATAATAGCCGAGTTCGGTCCAATGAGGATGTCTCAGGTCAGAGATGATGCTGGCATAAGCCAAGCTTCAGTGTCTCGAAACTGTGCAGCCCTCGGTAAAATACACCGGAAAGGAGCGCCGGGGCTTGGCTTAATTAAAGCAGAGGAAGACCCGATGGACCGTAAGCACAAGATAGTATCGCTTACACCGAAGGGAGAGGCGTTCATAGATACGCTTCGTGACATCTTAGAAGATAGAGGAGAGAGATCAGACAATGAGTATCACTGAAACCAGAGACGGTAGGTTTCAGGTCCGCATTGTCCGCAAGGACATTGGCTTTGATACAAAGAAAGTTGTTGCCACCCGTTCAGAAGCAGAGCGGGTGGAGCAACTTATTCTAGCGGACCTAGCAACAGGCGTCGGAGGTCAGGGTGTCAAGACCGATGGCATCACACTTCGTGAAGCCTGTGACCTGACCTATCAGCTAGTGTGGAAGAGCAGGAAGGACGGCACGGGTCTTCACCGCAGAGGTGAGATGCTTGTTGAGTTCTTCGGTCCTGACCGCCAGCTATACACTGTGACATCCATCGATGCGACAGCATACCAAGACCACCTAGCTATACAGGGACTCAGCAACTCCACAATCAACAGAAGGCTGTCACCCTTGTCAGTCATGTGGAAAGTCGCGGCGTCTCAAGATCGAGTGCGGTGGTCTGACAAGCCCGTGGTTCTATCTAAGACAGAGCCGGAAGGCAGGTTGCGGTGGCTGTTCCCTGACGAAGAGCGGCACCTCATAGACTTCTTCACCGTGAGCGGCAAGGCAAACCTAGCTGACTGGCTGAAGTTCTCTATCGATACCGGCCTACGCACGGGGGAGTCGCTGCATATCATGGCTTCACACATAGACAGGGAGTACAACCTGACTGTCGCATCCATCAAGGATGACGATGGCACGGTCGATTGGTTTACTAAGAACGCTAAGTCTCGCACCCTGCCTCTCACTACACGGGCGAGGGAGATAGCCGAGAGACGCAGCCATCAGCAGTTGCTGTTTGAGGACGTGCCTTACAGCCAGCTTACACACTGGTTTAGTAAGGCACAGCGTATCGTCTTCAACGGAGATACTAGTGTGACACCTTACGTCACCCGTCACACCTGTGCTTCGAGGTTGGTTCAGGCTGGTATGGAACTGCCTAAGATCAAGAAGTGGATGGGCCACTCGTCCATCTCAGTTACAGAGCGGTACGCTAAGATGAGCAGCCGCGACATTATTGAGGGTGTGGATATGCTTGAAGGATTTACTGCGGATAATAAATCCGATAGTGTCCCACTCACACCAGTAGTAAACTGACGTAACGTGTTAAGTTACGGCGGTAAGTTATTGATTTATAAAGCTGGCCCGGTGGGAGAGAGGCTATCCAGCGGATTGCAAATCCCCTGTGCCGACACTTGCACCATCGCAAGATCCCACCTTATAACTCAAGCTTACCGCCGTAGCCCCTATATCCACCATCGTATAAGTGGCTAAAGTTACTTTAGTCATAGGAGGGACTATGCTTCTAGGTAAACTCGAAGATCAAATTGCATTAGAGAAACGCGCTCGAACCCTTGGCATCGAGAGAGCGCAGCTACGGAACCGTAAGCTACGGGACTCCAACAATTTCGATACCACCCCGGCAGGTAAGCGGCTGACTGTAGGCTTTCTTGATGTTGTAGAAGAGCAGTTGAAGAACCGTTTGTTTGCTGGTGTGTCTGGTGATGCCCGCAAGTTCAGCGTAGCTACGATAAAACTGCGTGACCTTGAGCCGCAGGTGTCGTCAGCCCTCGCAATCAAGGCCGCTATCAATTTCCTATACGCACCACAGACCTACTCGGCACTGGTATTAAAGATAGGCGGTGCAGTCGAGGATGAGCTTAGGACCCGTGCGTTCGAAGAACATAACCCTGCGCTGTACAACAAGACACACACTGACCTGATACAGCGGGGGTCCGGGTATAAGTACAAGCGCAAGAAGCTGATGGAGTCGGCTGCTAGAGACGGGTTGGATTGGCTAGCTTGGGATAAGACTGAACGCGCCCACGTTGGCGGTCTGTTAGTTGACATCATCTTCTCGAACACAGACCTGATCGACATCTTCACCAAGCAGCGCGGCAAACGACAGGTGCGGATGGTCAGCCTGACCGACAGCACGGTGAAGTGGGTGTCAGCGCGTGAGATAGCTCAAGGCATCAATGAGCCAGAGTTCTTACCAATGGTCTGCCCGCCCCGCCCTTGGCGTGGTGTGCTACCGAAAGGACCAGATGAAGCAGACCGTGGTGCGGGTGGGTACATTACTCTTCACGCCCCTCAGATCAGCTTAGTCAAGTCGAGCAACAACGCTTACCTAGAAGAGCTAGAGAACCACAACATCCAGCCTGTGTACTCGGCGGTGAACTCCTTGCAGAACACAATGTGGGCTGTCGATGAGTTCATCTACAGTACAGCCGCTGAGATGTGGGACTCCGGTGTATGCCTTGGGTCCCTACCCTCCCAAGAAGTTGTAGACCTACCGGCAAAGCCCGCAGATATCGACACGAACGAGGAGGCACGTCGAGCGTACCGCCATGCCGCAGCCAAGGCTTACACTGATAGCAACAGGCTGCGAAGCAAAAGGTTCCTTGCAGCTAAGACGCTGACGATGGCGAAGCAGTTCAAGGAGTACGACCCGCTGTACTTCGTGTACCAGCTAGACTTCAGGTCACGGGCTTACCCTGTGTCGAGTTACCTCCAGCCGCAGGGCAACGACCTAGCCCGTGCGCTGCTGCGGTACAGCGACCACCATGCCAAACCTATGGATGAGCAGGGGGCGCGACACCTCGCCATCTATGGCGCTAGCTTGTACGGATATGACAAGGTGACGCTCGATGAGCGTGTGGCTTGGGTCGAGGAGCATACCCCGCAGATCGTAGCGTCAGCGGAGAACCCGTTCGACAACAGGTTCTGGTGCGACACGCCGAAGAGCTTCTTGTTCCTTGCATTCTGTAAAGAGTGGCAGGGCTGGAAAGAGAATGGCTCGTCGTTCTACTCCAGCCTACCTGTCATGCGTGACGGTACGTGCAATGCGTTGCAACACTGGGGCGCTATCCTTCGTGATGATACGATAGCAGGTCTGGTCAACCTGAAAGATCAGGACCTGCCGGGTGACGCCTACACGATGGCACTCGATATCCTAACCGACAGGATAAAGCGCCATGCGGAGTTGGGTAACGAGAGCGCCATAGGCTGGCTTAACTACAGGCTGGATCGTGAGCTAACCAAGAAGCCGACGATGACCCTGACATATGGTGCCAAAAAATTTGGAACGACTGAGTGGCTGAAGACTTGGATTACTGACAACAAGGAGAAGTACAACATCGATGAGCCGTTTGATGGGGAGTGGTTCAAGCACGGGGTGTGGCTGACCAACGAGATATGGGATGCGATCCGCGAGACAGTTGGCGCAGTGATGGAGGGCATGACGTTTCTCCAATCGTGCGCCAAGCTGGCAGTGTCCGCTCAGATACCCATCACATGGTTTACTCCTTGTGACTTCTACGTGCGGCAGGCTTACGCCAACCTCGAACGACGACGAGTGAAGACCAAGCTGATGGGCCAAGTCATCAGGGCCAGCGTCAACGAGTACAAGTACGACGACTACAGCCGACATCAGATGGTCAATGGGGTCAGTGCAAACTTCATCCACTCGATGGACGCAGCCGCTATGTTCAATACGGTGAACCTTGGTGTCGAGCGTGGGGTCACTGCTTACAGCATGATCCATGATAGCTACGGCACAGTAGCGGCAGACACCGAAACCCTTAGTGCCTGCACCCGCGAAGCGTTTGTCGACCTATACAAAGACCGAGACGTTTTGCAGGAATTTAGGGACCAGTTAAAAGAAACATTACCGCCACACTTAGCGGAGAAACTGCCGGAGCTACCGTCCAAAGGTAGCTTCGATGTCAGTGAAGTGCTGACCTCTCAGCATTTCTTTTCTTGATGGTTAATACACCATCGCAACTAAAGTAACTTTAGCCTACATAGAAGGAGATACAATGGCTACTAAGTTTAGGTTCAAAGCAGGCTTGGTTAAGACGCCTGTTGGCACAGCGGTGTTCCCTCACCTGAATGAGCCGGACACTAAGTTCAAAGAGGAAGGCGAGTACAAAGTAAGCCTTGCCCTTGCAGGAGATGAAGCCTCCAACCTGATGTCCGCTATCGACAAGATGCAGGACGAAGCTCTTGCTGCCTTCAAAGAGAGTAGCGAAGGCAAGGGTAAGAAGAAGGTGGGGAAGGCCAAGCCTCCGTACCGAGAAGAGCTTGATGAAGAGGACGAGCCTACTGGGCGCACACTCTTCAGCTTCAAGTCTTCGTACAAGCCGTCAATCGTTGACAGTAAGGTCAAGCCGATCAGCCCCGACACTAAACTTTGGGGCGGGTCCGAGATCAGGGTCAACGCTGATGTTGGCGGTTGGCACATTCCGTTGCAAGGCGGCGTCGGGGTGACGATGTACATGAAAGGTGTACAGGTCATCAAGGCTGTCGGCGGCAACAGTGGTGCCAGTGATTTCGATGAGGTCGATGGTGGCTTCGTCGATGATGGCTTCGATGTACAGGAAGAGTCGGTTGAGCAGGAAGCCGACTACTAGTATTATCGAGGGTGCCAGATTTCGATCTGGGTTGGAAAAGAAAGTGGCGCTCGGGCTTCAGGGCTTGGGCGTCACTTTCGACTTTGAGCCGGGGTACATCGAGTACATCAAACCGGCACGTGTCCACAAGTACCTGCCCGACTTCATCTGCGGCGATATCATTATCGAAGCAAAGGGTAGGTTCGAGGCTGCGGACAGACAGAAGCACCTGCTGATACGTGAGACGCACGGCACCCCTGAAGAGGGTGGGCCGGACATCCGCTTTCTATTCCAGAACCCTAATCAAAAAATCAATAAGCGATCCAAGACGACCTACGCCATGTGGTGTGATCGTCATGGGTTTCGCTACGGCACACTCCAAACCCTAGAGGATTTATTGAACGATGCGTGACATCAACAAGATCATCATCCACTGCGCTGCAACTAAACCTTCGATGGACATTGGTGCAGACGAGATCAAGCAGTGGCACGTCCAGCGTGGCTGGCGAACGATTGGCTACCACTTCGTCATCCGGTTCGACGGCACAGTAGAAACTGGACGGGATGTATCTGAGATAGGCGCTCACGCATCAGGTCACAACGGCGACAGCATTGGCATCTGCTTGGTTGGCGGCTGCGACGAGGAGATGAACCCTATCGCGGACTACACCGAAGAACAGTGGGAGTCTTTGAGAGAGCTTGTTGGTGATCTTATGGACAAGCACGGCCCAGAGATTGCTGTCATCGGCCACAACGACGTGAGCAGCAAGACCTGTCCCAACTTCGATGTCTGGAAATGGAGACGCGAGAATGTTGCAGACCGAGGAGACGAGTGAGTTTGTAAGACACGAACCCTGCCCCGCTTGCGGAAGCAGAAACAACCTAGCTCGGTACACTGACGGCCACGGCTACTGCTTTGGGTGTGAGTACTACGAGCATGGTGACGAAGAGCAACTTGAGAGGAGAGATATGTTGCAAGGTAACGCTACTGCTATCAGCAGCAGAAAGCTGACGAAGGCTACGTGTGAGAAGTTTAAGTACATCGTAGCCAAAGAAAATGGGAACTCTGTTCAGGTCGCCCAGTACTTTGATGAGAGGCAGAACCTGATAGCCCAGAAGATCAAAGACAAGGACAAGAACTTTCGGTGGACTCCGTCAGGGTTCCCAAAGGTTGGGCTTTACGGCCAGTGGCTATGGCGAGACGGCGGCAAGCAGGTCACCATAACCGAGGGCGAGGTAGACTGCCTGTCAGTTAGCCAAGCTCAGGGTAACAAGTGGCCTGTCGTATCGTTGAGCAACGGTGTTACGTCGAGCGTCAACCAGATCAAACAGAACCTTGAGTGGCTGGACAAGTTCGACCGCGTCAACCTTTGCTTCGACATGGACGAGGCTGGCCGGAAGTACGTTGAGAAATGTGCGGAGTTGTTCGCCCCCGGCAAGGCGCACATTGTCAACCTGCCACTCAAGGACCCCAGTGACATGCTGGTTGCCGGTCGAGACAAGGAGCTTATCGACTGCCTGTGGGGGGCCAAGCCCTACAACCCTGATGGGATCGTCAGCTACGACGACATGCTTGGGTATCTTCAGCGCCCAAAGAACAAGGCGTCTATGCCCTACCCCTTCCAAGGGCTGAACGAGAAGACCCAAGGTATTCGTAAGGGTGAGCTAGTCACGGTTGTCGCTGGCACAGGCGTAGGTAAGAGCCAGCTTTGTCGGCAGATTGCATACAGTCTTTTGGAACAGGGTGAGCGCGTTGGTTACATCGCCCTCGAAGAAAGTGTGCAGCGTACCATCGAAGGTTTCATATCCTTAGACCTGAAGCAGCCTATCCATACCGACTTTCGGGATTGGGATAGCTTGGACAAGAAGGAGCGTAAAGAGCGAGAGCAAAGCCTGTGCAAGTTGGTAAAGCTCTACTGCTACGATCACTTCGGCAGCATCGACAGCGACAACCTCCTGTCTCGAATACGGTTCCTGACCAAAGCTAACGATGTCAGTTGGATAGTCCTCGACCACCTGTCGATCATGTCCTCTGCCTTCTATGAAGGGGACGAGCGGCGGATGATTGACGCTACTATGACCAACCTACGGTCGCTGGTTCAGGAGACGAACTGCGGCATGATCCTTGTGTCTCACTTGCGTCGTCCGTCAGGAGACAAGGGTTATGAGGACGGGCTGGCGGTGACAATGAATGCGCTGCGGGGCAGTCACTCTATCGGTCAGCTATCTGACATCGTCATCAGTGTCGAACGGAACATAACCGGCGAAGAGCAGAACGTATCTAAGCTGGTTGTGCAGAAGAACAGGACTACAGGTCTGACCGGGCCTGCTTGTTTTGTCCGCTTCGATCCAGCATCGACAGAGATGCAAGAGTGTATGGACTTCGAGGAAGTGTTTTGACCCTTGAAGACGATGACCTCACCCCTGAACTCGCGGACGCCATCTTCACAATCATGGCGGCAATTAAACAGCAACGCGATCTGTTGGCTATGGGCAGCGGTCAATCAGTAGTCATCGGAGTTCTCGACCACAGAACAAAGGTGACCACTCAAGACATCTTAGACGACCTGTCTGACACGTTCCCAGAAGCACTGCACATCGACGTTAAGATGGAGGTGATCCATTGACTAAAGAAACTTTAGTTTTCGACATCGAGACTAACAGTCTGCTCGATGACCTCGACACTATCCACTGCATATCTGCCTACGATCTAGTTACTGGCAAGCAGACGACAGCGAGAGGCGACAACTGCTTAAGCATTAGGCCGTTGCTAGAGAACGCTGACGTTCTCATAGGCCACAACATAATAGACTTTGACATCCCTGCCCTTCGTAAGGTGTGGCCTGACTTCAAGCCTACCGGAAGGGTAAGAGATACCTTGGTGATGAGCCGCCTTGTGTGGCCTGACACTAAGGACAAGGACTACGAGCGAGGTATGCCTAACCGGCTGGTCGGGAGCCACTCGCTTAAAGCTTGGGGCCTACGCCTTGGCAATACCAAGGGAGACTTCGAAGGTCCTTGGGATGTCTGCACTGATGAGATGGTTGCGTACTGCGAACAGGACGTAAAGGTCACTGTCGATCTGTACAACCGACTGACCTCAGAAGGCTTTCCTGACGACAGCTTTGCCCTCGAACACAAGGTCCATCGCATCTGCCTATCGCAGAGAGACTATGGCTTTTCGTTCGACGTACACGCTGCGTGGCAGTTAGTCGACCAACTCAATAAGGATAGCGCAGAACTAGAGGATTACTTCCAAGCTGCATTCCCACCGCAAACGCACGTTGAAGAGTTCGTACCCAAGGTTAACAACAGCAAGCTCGGTTATGTAGCTGGTATCCCCTTCAACAAAGAGAGGGTCGAGCAGTTCAATCCGTCTAGTCGGGCGCAGATTGCTAGGCGTCTGACGGAAAAGTATGGGTGGAAGCCTAAGCACTTTACCCCGTCCGGTCAGCCCTTGCTGAACGAACGCACCCTTGGCGAGTTGCCGTATGAGGAAGCAGCCAAGCTCTCTCAGTACCTTCTAATTAAGAAGCGCATCGCTGCTATCTCTGAAGCGAAGCAGGCGTGGTTGAATAACGTGGTCGAAGGGCGGCTGCACGGCAGTGTCGTAACTAACGGTGCAGTCAGTGGTCGAGCAACTCAGCGTTATCCAAACCTAGCTCAGGTCCCCAGCACCCGTGTCCCATACGGCGCTGACTGTAGGCGTCTATTCAGGGCTGATGATGGCAAGGTTTTGGTTGGGTCTGATGTATCGGGGCTGGAGCTACGCGCCCTTGCTCACTTCCTCCATTCACTGGATGGCGGTGAGTACACCAAGGCTGTAGTCGATGGCGACATCCATACCTACAACCAGAAGCTGGCTGGTCTGGATACCCGTGACCAAGCCAAGACTTTTATCTACGCGCTGATCTACTCAGCGGGTCACAAGAAGCTTGGCGAGGTGGCTGGCGGCAGCGAAGCACGGGGTAAGGAACTGAAGTCTAGGTTCCTCAAAGAACTACCAGCCTTAGACAAACTTATTAAGGCAGTGACCTCGAAGGCCACTGACAAAGGCTATCTGCTTGGTCTGGACAAGCGGAAGCTGCGGGTGCGTTCGCCCCATAGCAGCTTGAACCTACTCATCCAGAGTGCCGGTGCGCTGCTTTGTAAGCAGTGGCTTATCGAAATCGACAACGAACTGAAGAGGAGAAAGTTGCATGGCAAATGCAGACAAGTTGCGTGGGTTCACGATGAAGTTCAATTCGAATGTGAAGAGGAGTTAGGTGATGTATTCGGAGAAATCGCAGTTGGAGCTATTCGATCAGCAGGAGACTACTTCAACTTCCGTTGCCCACTCGCAGCGGAATACAGAGTTGGACAAACTTGGGCGGAAACGCATTGATCTACCCTACCTTGCTGGCTACCTCGACGGAGAGGGATGCTTTACTCACGCCGGTCGTGGTCGGACACCAATCATAAAAATCAATAGCTGCGCGTTCGATATCCTTAGCATCTTAGCCGACAACTTTGGTGGCACTATGTACCGCCACGGCGAAGGTACTGATAAGCGTCGAGCTAGCTGGACTTGGATGATAACTGGCGGCGACGCTCTCGATCTAGCCGCTGACCTCATCCCTTACCTAATAGAGAAAAGGTCGCAAGCTGTCGCGTTGTTGGCTGCTAATGCAGTCGACTCTGATAAGCGGCAGTACGTTATGGATTTCTTGAAAGAAGAGAAGAAGCCCTACTTCGAACACATGGAGAGATAGATGCTACTTTTAATAGATGCTGACATACCGGCATACTCAGTTTGCGCTAACGCTGAAGAGGTCATCGAGTGGGAACAGGATGACATCTTTGTCAGGTGTAACAAAGACAAGGTCAAAGAAGAACTCGACTCTTACATCGAACACATAGTCGACCAAGCTATCGTCCACTTTGACAGCGTAGAAACGGTGCTGTGTTTATCGTCGTCGACCAACTTCCGTAAATCTCTACAGGCAGATTACAAAGCTAATCGTAAGAGTGTCCGTAAGCCTGTCGGCCTTCGGTACGCGAAAGATTACCTGTCGGCTAGATACGCCGCCGTTACGTGGGATGATCTAGAGGCTGATGATGTTATCGGCATACTGGCTACGGCCAATAAGGATGGCGCTATCATAGTCAGTGCTGACAAGGACCTTCTTCAGATACCCGGACACCATCTTATTGACGGTGAACTAATACACCGTCGCAAGGAAGAGTGTGAGAAGTGGTTCATGGTCCAGACCTTAAGCGGCGACAGGGTAGATAACTACACGGGTTGCCCCGGTGTAGGGCCTGTCAAAGCAGAGAAGCTACTGACTCCTGAAGAAGGTGAAGAGCCTACGCTTGAATGGATGTGGGCCAAGGTAGTCGAAGCTTTTGAGAAGGCGGGGCTGACTGACAAGGACGCGCTCACCAACGCCCGCCTTGCCTACATTTTACAGACTGAAAACTACGCAGAAAACGAGGAGGTTGTGCTGTGGAATCCACCAACGATCAAGTGAACAAGCCGTCCCATTACGCCCGATGGAAGATCGAACCCATCACTTTCATCATGCGAAACAACATGGAGTGCTGGAGAGGAAACATAATCAAGTATGCAAGCCGCGCTGGGTACAAAACAAAGCCCGGTAAGACAATGGTCGAGTCTGAAATAGAAGACCTTCAGAAAGCCATGCGTTACTGCGAGATGCAGATCAACCTTCTCAAGGGAGAGAAGGAACTGTGACAGGGCTATTAGATTTTTCCGCCAGCATGGACCTACTGGGGCGGCACATAGACCACCTGAAAGTAGTGTCCGCGTCTGCTCTAGTCGACAGGCACAGGGGTAGAGGCCCCAACCCTGACGATGTCGAAGAGATGCGTCATCAGATTGGCGCAATCCAGAACTTACTCACCACAATTTACGAACAATCAGTAGCCCTAGAGAAAGAGGTAATACGTCAGTGACACTGCTAGCTAACGCCCAATACGGAATGACCCTTCCTATCTCCGTAGAGATTGACCAACAGAAATACAGACAGACAGGTGAAGACTTTTACTCAAAGGTTGTTCGCATAGCAGACTCTCTCAAGGACTCGCCTGACCACTTCGAACAGTTCAAGGACATCCTACGTTATCTTAGGTTCTTGCCCGCTGGCCGGGTACAGAACGCTATGGGTGCTGCCCGCCAGACTACAGCATACAACTGCTTTGTGTCGGGCGTCATCGATGACTCTATGGATTCTATTATGGAGGCAGCTACGGATGCTGCCGAAACCATGAGACGCGGCGGCGGTATAGGTTATGACTTCTCTCGTCTGCGCCCCCGTGGTGACAGGATCAAATCCCTAGAGTCGAAAGCCTCTGGGGCAGTCAGCTTCATGGGCATCTTCGATGCCGTGTGCCAGACGATAGCTAGCAGTGGTCACCGCCGTGGCGCACAGATGGGCGTCCTTCGTGTCGATCATCCTGACATCGAGCAGTTCATTACAGCCAAGCATAACGAGACGTACCTAACAGGGTTCAATATCTCTGTCGGTATTACTGACGAGTTTATGCACTGCCTCAAAACAAAGAAGCCCTTCCCTCTTACCTTTGAAGGTGAGGTCTACAAAGAAATAGATCCCGTGGCCCTCTGGGACATGATTATGCGTTCGACGTGGGACTGGGCAGAACCCGGCGTTCTGTTCTTAGACACCATCAATAAAATGAACAACCTCTGGTACTGCGAGACTATAGAGGCAACCAACCCCTGCGGCGAACAGCCCCTGCCGCCCTACGGCGCGTGTCTTCTGGGCAGCTTTAACCTTACAAAATATGTGGAGGATGGCCGGTTCCTCTGGGAGCTATACAAGGATGATATACGTGCGACTGTTAGAGCTATGGATAACGTCATCGATAGGACCATCTACCCACTACCGGCGCAGAAAGATGAGGCGTTGGCTAAGAGGCGGATGGGGCTGGGTGTTACTGGCCTCGCTAACGCTGGCGAGCTTATGGATTATGCTTACGGTTCTGAGCCTTTTATGAAGTTTGCCTCTAAGGCAATGCGAGAACTCCGCAACCACTGTTACTCTACATCCGCTGATCTGGCAGAAGAGAAAGGCAGCTTCCCTCTCTTCGACAAAGACAAGTATCTCCAAAGCCAATTCGTTAAGACGCTGCCCAAAGAGGTTCAGGATAAGATTGCAGAGAAAGGTATACGTAACTCTCACCTTACCTCTATTGCCCCGACCGGAACGATCAGTCTCACTGCCGATAACGTAAGCAGCGGCATAGAACCTCCGTATGCCCTGTATTACGACCGTACTATCCAACAGTTTGACGGACATCAGGTCGAGCGTGTCGAGGACTACGCCTACAGAATGGGTGTGCATGGCCGTACCGCTAATGAGATATCGGCTCAAGAACACGTAAGCGTTCTAGCCTTAGCCTCTAAGTACATGGACTCGGCAGTCTCGAAGACCTGCAACGTAGGTGATGACGTTACCTACGAAGAGTTCAAAGAACTGTATTTGATGGCCTACAACCAAGGCTGCAAAGGGATTACGACGTTCCGCGCAGCGGGTAAACGGTACGGAATACTTAACGAAGTTAAGGAAGAAGAGCCTAAAGCGGAGGCTTGTTACATAGACCCCGCTACAGGACAGCGTACCTGCGAGTAATTAGGGACCAGTTAAAGAAGGATTACGCAGTGACTAAAGTAACTTTAGGCTCTGATCGTGTGGGGCTACCCCTAACGGCGGATGATTTAGTGGATATGCTAGAAGAGGCTTTTCCTAACAAATCTCCCCAAATACACGAATCCGAAAAGGAACTTTACTACCGGGCGGGCCAACGCTCTGTAGTCGAGTATCTCATCCACCTCAGAAACGAAGATACACAGGGAGTATAACTATGTGTGGCGCTATATTTAGCCGACCCAAACCCCCGCCCGCACCTAAACCGCAAATCATGGGCGAACGCGAAGACACTGATCCGCCGATCCTGAAGCTGCAAGGCGAACAAGACGGTAAAGCGTCGGGGGATGCCGGCGGAAGTTCTTCCCCAGAGCCTATGGACTCAACTTCTACGGCTCTGTCGATCCCCAAGAAGAAGATGTCATCGGTCGTTAGCGTTTAATGGCAGGTAGCTGTTCGGCCCGTTACAACCGTCTAACAGCTAAACGAGATTACTACCTAGACAGGGCGCGTGAGACAGCAGAACTCACTATCCCAGCCTTGCTTCCTCCTGAAGGCTTTACGTCAGCTTCGGACCTGTACACTCCCTATCAGTCCGTAGGCTCTCGTGGGGTCAACAATTTAGCAAGCAAACTTCTTCTTCTACTGCTACCTCCTAACACCCCGTTCTTCCGGTTGATGCCGGATAGCGACACTCTCAAAGAGCTTGAAGAGCAGCCTGAAGTTAAACAGGAAGTAGAAAGCTCACTGAGCCGTATAGAACGCCGTCTTATGGATGAGATAGAAGGCAGTTCTTTTCGGGTTGCGGTGTTCGAGGCTCTAAAGCACCTGATTATCTCAGGTAATGTTTTAGTACATGTGCCTGATACAGGCCCTCTCAAGGTCTTCCCTCTGTCAAACTTCGTCGTGCGCCGTGCGCCTGACGGCTCCGTCCTTGAGATCATTGTTAAGGAGCTTATTGCTAAGGAAGAGCTTGGCCTTGACTACCCTGAGCATGAAAGCTTCGAGGGTAGCTATGGGGACAGCTACGTCCCTAACGATAGCAAGGACGTGTACACAAAGATCGTCAAAATCGATGACAAGTACCAAGTATATCAGGAAGTAGACGACAACATCATCGAGGACTCCTACGGCGAGTACCCCGAAGACATGCTGCCTTGGCTTGCACTGCGTATGGTCAGGGTAGACGGCGAAGATTATGGCCGGTCGTTTGCTGAAGAACAGCTTGGTGACATCAGATCACTCGAAGCCTTGACCCAAGCACTGGTGGAGTCCGCAGCGGCTGCATCAAAGCTAGTGTTTATGGTCAGGCCAAACGCCACTACCAGAAAGAGCGACATTGCAGAGGCCAACAACGGTGATGTCGTAACTGGTAGCCCTGACGATGTCGCAGTTCTACAGACCGGCAAGTACCAAGACATGCGGGTCGTACTAGATGCCGTTCAGCGAATAGAAGAAAGGTTGAAGTTCGTTTTTCTCCTCAACGAATCGATCCAAAGAAATGCTGAACGGGTTACAGCGGAGGAAATCCGCTTCATGGCGAACGAGTTGGAGTCGGCCCTCTCCGGTGTTTATTCTCTCCTCTCCGTAGAGTTCCAACTTCCACTCGTTCGCATTCTCATGCGACGTATGCAGTCCAGAGGGAAGATACCGAAGCTTCCCAAAGACAGCATTACGCCTGTCATTGTCACGGGTACAGCCGCACTAGGCAGAGGAAACGACCTGCAAAAGCTGAAGTCGTTCCTACAAGACCTGATTACTCTGACAGGCGCATCCCCCACTTCCATTCAACGCATCAAGACCGGCGACCTTATCCGCCGTCTGGCTACAGGCCACGGCATCGAGGTCGAAGGGTTGATCCGTTCGGAAGAAGAAATCGAGGCCCTAATACAACAACAGCAACAGCAATCGCTAATGCAGCAAGGGATTCGAGAAGCCGTGAAAGGGGCGGCACCCGCCGCTGGCAAACAACTCATAGAACAGGGAATAGACTTAGATGGCCTCCAACAGCAGTAGACGTAAAAAGATGGCGGCGCAGCGCCGTAACCAAGCTTCAAAAGCAAGAACCGCAGCAAGAAAAGCTGCGCCTAAGCCGAAGGTTAAACCGAAGGCTCCGCCT